TTTTCATAATTGTAATTAGTAACTATAACCGATATTTTCATTAATTTATATTCTCATAAAATAAATTTTGTTTCACTTGTCTATCAATTGTTTTTGGATGATAGAATGAAAATTGTTCCTCTGCTGGAAGAAATGTATGTTCTTTATATCCTATTAATACTTCGTGTACTTTGTTTTTCCATAATATGTTTGGACGATTTCTCCAAATTCTACCTTGATAATCAGGAAAGTTTACCCAATTCTTTTCATTCACATTCCAACCCCATTTATTAATGTGTTCTTGTGTGATACCATCAACCGTGTTTACTCTTGGCACCCAATATAAATCTATCGTTGGGTTTGCTCTTAAAACATCTTTGATATTCTTCATTAAGAATTTATGTGGCATTTCGTCAGCATCTATATTTATAATATAGTCATTTTTACACATACGAGTCAAGTAATTTTTTTGCCCACCATAATCTTTTAACAAATGTCTTTGTTCAAAAGTCATTTCATGCATAGATGTCATCACATCTAATATTTCAATTGTCTTTGGATTGTCTGAATAATCATCAAGAATTACTATTTCATCTTCTTCATCTTTATGTTTGACTAAAAATTCAAGTAACTTTTGTAATGATTTGTCTTCATTATGAGTTAATATACTATAACTAATTTTCATTTATTCCACCCCCTGGTTTTTCAGGTTGTTTAGGTGGTTCGGGTTGTTGAGGTTTATCATCTACCTTCTCATCTAACTTCGTAAATAATCTTATTGGTTCTAAAAAAACTGAACTTCTTCTAGCTACATAGTAATCATAAGTTCTATATGCTTCGGAAATACCTAAACCTTTTGACAATAAATCAAAGGCTCTTGGTTTGACACCTTTTATATCATTGGTTATAAATTGACTTTTTACATTTAATCTATACAAGTTATTTTTTTCATCAATAGGAACAAAATTTCCAATTTGTTCAAATATTTGAATTTGTTTTTGTGTTACTTGTAATTTAGTTTTATTTGACTCTTCTATCTTAATTCCAATTAATTGAGTGCTTGTTCTCTTCTGTCCTCTTCTTTTTAAAGATGGGTTCAATACCAATATAGTTTGTAATTTTGTTCTTTTACTACTTTGAGATTTATATTTAAATGAAATAATATCACCAGGTTTAACATTTTCCCAATTATGTGGTATTCTTTTATCCGCCACTTTAGGTCCTTTCTTTCATTAGTTTATTTAGATAACTCATACCTAACAGAAACTTATCATAAACTTTTGGATTATCAGTATCTATTCTTTTTTCATAATATCCACCATTTGGATTAGGAAAGTTTCTTTTTTCTTTTTTTGATATTTCAACCATTGGAGCGAAGGCCCATTTCAATTCTTTCTCAACATTTATAGGATATAACATTCCAATTGGTAAAGTGATTATACTTGGAATCCAAATCTTACCATTTTTTTCAACAGCCCAACTCTGCATGTCTTCACCAAGTTTTTGAAACTCTTCATTGGTTTCTTTTGTGCCTGTGAATTTAGTTGTAGTTGTGTAACCACAATTAATACACTGCATTACTTGAGCTTCTTCCGTACCTGCTACATGTAATGCTTTCTCTTCACATAAGAAACAATTACTTATTAAGTCTTTCATACTGATACCTTACTTGATAATTTTTTTAATTTAGGTAATTTAACTTTTGGTGGCTCTTTTGACTTGTCCCCAACTTTTTTCAATTTTGGTAATTGCAATCCAACTTGACTTGGAACTTTATCAGCAATTGGTGTGATGATTTCATTAAGTTTTTCTGTCATTTTATTTAATGTAAATTTATCTCTATTGATTTTCATCAAGTTAAGTGCTTTTTTCTTCACCTCATCATAGTTTTGAAAACAATAATTCATAGCTTTATAAGATTGTTGTTCATTTACATTAAACCACTGTGATTCAGGAACGATTATATCTTTCCAAACCATAGACTGAGGAACTTGTTTTAATTCACCACCCAATAACATTGAGTCTGTTTCTGATAAGAAATCTATATGTCCACTCCAAGCACTAGCTATTACAGGTAATCCAACCATTGAAGCCTCTAATAATGGTCTTCCAAATCCTTCACCATGAGTTAATGATATAAATGATTTAACTTTTGGATGGTTATATAATTTATTCATTTCTTCCTCTGATAGTGAACCATGTAATAAATAAACATTTGGTAAATTCCAATCTAATGGGAACTTTGATTTAATCTCATTAATCTTTCTTAAACAATCTTCTCTATCCATTATGGAATAAGTAGCACCATTTGTTTTTAACAATAACGCTGGTTTTTCTTTTTTATTTGCAAATGATTCATAAAATATTTTTACTAATTTTGCAATATCTTTTCTATCTTCACCATAACCACCTTGCGTCCACTGTCCTACATGTAAGAAACAAAAGTCCTCTTCAATATCATCTACCAAGTCTAAGCTAGCATTTTCAATTGGTTTATAAATATTATCATCTACACCTTCAAACAATACTTCCATTGGTTTTTCAAGTTTTAATTCACCAATCTTTTGTTGTTTACCATCAGGCATATTTTGCATTTTTTCATAAAGAGCATCAACAAATCCCTTTTTAGAATGTTCAGATGGAACTATAATTAAATCCATTTTGTTACAACCTGCTATCCAAGCATCAGAAACAGCTGTTGTTTCTATACCAGCAGTTATACCAATATTAACTTTTCCATAAGTTTGAAACTCATTTGGTATTCTAATATCAACATACACATCAGGTTGTTTATCTACTTGATTTGTTTTTAATATTCTTGAAATTATATTAATATCTTTTTTATTATCAAGTGCATTTCTTGGACAATCTCCCCATGGCACATCTAATATTTGTATTTCATATTTATTATGCTTGATAAAAGAACGAACTAAATCTCTCGCATGGTCACCATATCCACTTCTTGATGTTACAGGTGCACATATTAACATAAATTTTTTCATTAAACAACCTCCAATGTATATTTTTCTCTCGGTTTCCATTTTTCTAAACAAGTATCTATGTTTTTAATAAACGATTCTGATAAATGTTTTCCAGTCATTCTACCATCACTATTTACAAATTGTCTTCCAATCTCACCACATCTTTCTCTCTCTTCAGGACCAGCGTGATACCAATTTAAAAGTGCATCACCCCCATCTTCATAAGAACATCTATCATCAAAAATGTATGGTGTTAATGGTGAACCTTGACAACTTATGTTTGATGGGAATACAGGTTCAACCCACTCACCATGATTCTTATAAGTTCCTCTATGATTAGATTGTAATTCTATATAGTCTTCAGCAGTTAGATACTCCCAGCTGGAATGTTTTCCATTGTTATCAAGTAATCTTTTTTTGAATCCACATTGGTCTTGTAATCCACCAGTTACATTAACTACAATAACTCCACCTGTATGTAACATCTCACAACTACCTAAACCAAATCCTTCGTTAGAAGCCATATTTATATAAACATCACAGGAATTATAAATAAAATTCATTTCCTCATCCGTGAAAGAACCATTTGGATGATTATCGTGTGTGAATATTACTGGGTAATCGGGTAAAAGTGTTTTACAAACAGCTCTCATATCAGTTCCATTCTCATCACTTGGTGTAGCATGAAAGACAAATACACATTCTTTTCTTTCCTCAGGTGTTAATTTATCCATCATATGTTTGTAAGCAAGAGCAACATCACCAGGTGATTTTCTTCTAATATTTCTATTTAAATATAATATTTTAAATTTATATTTATCCAATCCCATCTTCTGTTCAAACTCTTTAAATAAAGTATCACCTTTATCTTCTATTTTAAATATTCTTTTGTTAGTTATTCCATGTGGAACATATTGAGTTTGCCAATCTTCATAACCATATTTAGAAAGTATTCTTTTATTAATACCATAAGTTTGTTTTGATATTCCCATTAACATATCCGAACTTCTATAATAGTTTGTATTGTATAAAGGGTCAGGAATATCATCCCAAATGTTATAATACATAATAGGAATGTTTTGTCTTATTTCATGTTCCATATTATATAACCAAATCCAAAATCTTGGGTCTGTGAAATGTAGAATAGCATCTGGTTTTTCTATTGCTATTATTTCCCTTAAAATTTGTGGATTACCATAACCTGATATTGGATATATTTTTAGTGATGCGTCTTTAATACCCCATTCATTTTGTGCAGCTTCTGACATATCTATAATTTTACCCTCTTCAGGATGTTTAACAGCACCACCAATTTGAACCCAATCATATTTGTCTAATGTTCCCATCACAAATTCTTTTGCCTGTGTTGCTATTCCAGAAAACATTCTTAAATCATCTGATAAAAGTAAAATTTTTTTCTTCTTTGACATAACCTATTTTCTCCTATTTAAAAATTGCTACCACTTACGATTAAATTATCATAAGTTTCAATTTCTTCTCTAAATTTTTCATCTTGTAAAAATCTATCTACTGAACGATTTGTTAATTTTTGTAAAGTCATTTTTGTATTGACTGTGTTCAGTTTAAATTTCTCATACAAATTTTCTAATATTTTTACAGATGTTAGTTTTGTATTTTTCATAATATCTCTCCATCGTATATTCATATATAAATATATAAATATATAAAAAAACTATGAAATAATTATTCTTTTTTTATCTAACTTTTTTGCATATTCTAAAACATTTTTTGTTCCATTAGCTTCAACACCTTCGGGTATAAATGCTACAATGAAATCTGATGTTCCAGCTATTATTTTATTCCTTGCAAAAAAGTTTTTCATATTGAAATCTTTACCATATCTTGATGATGGCATTGTACAATATAAATTATGTACTTCGTGGAATGGTGGATACTCTTCGTATTGTAATCCCAACTCTAATGCATATTTCTTAGCATATTTGTCAGCACCAGTCTTACAACCACCACTAACGATAATGGTTTTCTCACCATATTCGTTTTTTAATTTGAATATAAAATCTTTAATCTTCTTTTTATTCTCATATCTTCTACTCCCTACGATTGCTACTTTCATTACACTCCCACACTACAATGTTCTGTGTTTTTAAATTCACACCATTTACAAGATTTCTTACTTGGTGTTGGTATGATGTTTTCTGATACTTGTTCTCCATTGTCATCAAATGCTAAATCCAAGAATGTATCTAATCTTTTAGCTACCTTGTTCATACTCACAGTACCACTAGCAGGTGAGAACTTCTGTACTCTCTTTTGTGGAAACATAGCTTCTTCCCATAGTTTTCTTTTCACTATGAAGTATTCTACTTCTATTTTATCAATCGGATGATTGTATTGTTTAGCATAGAATTGTTTGTATAATAATAATTGTTGAGTTTTGTTCTCATCTTTTTTCATCCATTTATTCCAACCACGAGTAGATGTTTTTATATCGTAGATTGTTATTGTGTTGTGGAACTCATCCAATATAACTAAATCCAAGTAACCAATGATTTTAACATTTTTCTTTAAATCTACTTCAATTGGAACTTCACAACCTATAAGTTTGTATCCCCTTTTACTGAAATAATCAGCTCTTCTCTTTTTAACAAAGTCTAATATATCTACACCATCTTGAAAGAACTCTCTTAATTGTTCCAATGTGCAAGGGTCTTTACCCTCTTCTTCTTTAGCTTTTTTAAATCCCTCAATAAGTTTATCGTGTAGTCTTTGTTCAAGATTTAATTTATTAGCATTCTTAATACTATCATTATACATAACTTCTAACCAAGTTTGTATAACTTCGTGCATTGCTGTTCCGAATATTAAATGTATATTTGTTTCAAATACTCGTAACTTATCTATATAATTGAGCTTCCACCTTTGTGGACATTCACTAAACATTGATAATTGACTATAACTAATTCTTCCCATACTATAATATACAACCTTTTTTAATTTTATCCAAGCTTTAATTTTATAAATGATACTATTTCACCAGCGATATTTTTATTAGTGAATTTTTCCATACCTTCAAAACCAGGATTGGAATTAACTTCACATATTTTGTATCCACCATTTTGAAACAATAAATCAACACCAGCAATATCTAAATGAAGTGCTTTAGATGATTCTGATGATAACCATTCAATTTGTTCATTAACCTCATATGGAATACCTTCTCCACCACGAGATATATTGGCTCTAAAATCGTCATCAGTAGCTTGCCTCATCATACAACCTACCACTTTATCATTAACCACGAATACTCTTAAATCCTTACCCCAAGTATCTTTAACAAATTCTTGTATTATTATATCATATGATTTTTTAGTCAACTCAGCCATTGTAACTAATTGTCTTAATTGTTTTTTGTTCTCTGCTAAAAATACTCCTCTACCATAACTACCACTAATCTTTTTTACAATAACAGGAAACCCTAAATGTTTCTGAACAAAATCTACATCAATTGGATGTTTTAACAACATTGTCTTTGGTATATCTAAATTTGATTGGGCTAAGATTTGGTGTGTGTATAATTTGTCCTTTACATTATCTATAGCATCTGATGAATTAATTACAGGTATATCCATTCTCTCAAAGTGTCTAATAACAGCTTTGATATAATAAGTCGTTCCACTACCTGTTCTTGGAAATACAAATGTTGGTAAATCACTTGGTTCTCCATTCACCAATATTGATTTCTTGTTATCTTTATTTACAAATATATCAACTGTGTTTGGGTCTACCAACTGAATCTCAATATCTTGTTTCTGAAATTCTTCTATTAATCTATTGGTTTCATATGATTCCCAAAATTTATCTTTAACTAACATCCAACCAAATCTATTCATAAAATCTCTCCTTTGATTCTACTTCAATTTTTTGTATCTCTGGATAGAATTGATAAGCATCCTTTGGATATGGTTTAGGTTTATGTATTAATGTATTCATAATCTTCTTCTTGTCTTTCTTTCCACATAACAGATATAAGTATCTATGTTTTTCAGGTTCTTCTTTTCTCCAAAATGTATGTCCGATTCTTTTCTTTAATTTCTCAAGATTATGAGAACCAAACTTTGTTGTAACATTTCTTGAGTGCATCCACACCCCATCTTCTGTAAGTCGTATAGCGTAATTAGGCATTAACCTAATACTATTCCCTTGATATATCCAATTGGTTGCTTGGTAGATAATACCCAAATGTCCTTGTTCTGGATCTGAATAACTTACCAACACTTTTATATCACTAGCATTTTCTTTTAACCAATTGAATGTTTTGGATAGGACTACACTTTCTGTATTCTTTCCGTAATCATCAAAGATAAATAACCTTGTTAACTCCAACACCTCTTCTTCCTTTAACTCAGGTGAAATAGATTTAGGAGCACTTCTACCAACAGGATAACCATAGATAGCGACACCAGCCAACTTCTCATCTTTCTCATCAAAGAATGTGTGTTCGTTATCTGTTTCATAAAAGATACCAAGTGCATATCTACAAGATGTCCACTTGTGACTGTAGTGATTTTTTACAATCATTTGTTTAGCTATCTTTTTTGAGATTTCTCTTATGGTTATTTTATTTGGATTGATTGTAGTCAAAGTTTTCTCTTAATACATTTAAGTTACTTTCTGCTTGAGATAAACTATCTGTCCATTTCTTTACTTCAGTTAATAAGTCTGTATGTTCCCCAATCATTGTAGCATCATTGAATAATAAATCCAAGTGAGCAACTGCTTCTGTTTTTTGTGCTTGATAACTATCTATCGCTGCCATTAATAATTTATTCATTACTTTCCCCATTTTCCGTTTTTAACTATTGTAGCCATAATACCATAATTAGATACATCTAAGAATGAATCTTCCAATGGTTCATTATTAACTTTTTGATTATTCATTAATAAATTTTTTATTCTTTGAATCTTATCATTCATTCTAAACCATAATCCAGTCAATGATAATTTCACATCAGCTTCTGTTGCTAAATCAGTTCCAACTGATATATTACTTGGACCATAATCCATTTGTTTTTGACAGAATAATTCATATTGCTGTTTTTGTAATCGTTTGAACTCATCTGTTGTTTTAGGATATTGTTGTTCTATAAGTTGAACAGCTGTGTTGTTAGTTCCATAAATATCCTTATTTGTTAAGTCTCTTTCTTTTATTTTCATTTCAATAACCTTTTTATTGTTTTTTCATTCATTCCATATTTTTCTAATATTTCTATTAATTCATCTTTTGCGATTAAATCCAAATAATCTTTTACTTGTGATTTACTACATTCAAAATGTGTAACCATAATATCAATTAATTCAGTATTATATTTCTTATCTTTCTTACCTTTAATGTATTTATTGAATCTCTTACCTTTTGGAAGCATATCACAATACCACTTGTAAACCTCTCGTGGTTCTAATGTTCCAATGGAATACTTTTGAAAGAAGTTTACAATTTCAAGAAAGTCTTTGTCCATTGATAACCAACGATTGATTATAAATGGACTGAATTTCTTTTGTTCATCTTCTGTAAAATCATCCCAATGTTTTTTAGAAACTAATATTTCATTTATCCAATTAAATATTGTCATTTACCAAATCCCCACGAACCATCTTTAGAAGCTGGTTTAGCATTAGGTTTAAATATTTTTTTCATTCTTTCATATTTACCTTCAGCTTCGGTATTGTATTGACATCTCGGACACAGTGGTTCTTTAAAATCATTCATACCTCTGATTTCTTCTTTTTCTAAACCACAAGTTCTACATTTAAAAGTGTAGAAAGGCATTATGTTAAATTACTTATATCTGTAAATTCTTTATTAACATGTCCACATTTTTCACAACCAAATACTTGCATCGGAACAATAGTTTCTTGTCCACTAGGTGAAACTAATGCAGACATCTTTCTTAATAAAAGTGTTTGTTTGAATGTTGAGTTCTCACAAGTTTCACAAGTTATTGGTGTTGTTTTAGTTATATCTATTTGTTCTTGCATTTGACCATCTTGTCCGGGTGTAATCATTATTCTTCTCCGTGTTTATGTATTTCTGTTATTGTAACATCTTTCATTTTCCACTTTGTTTTTGATAAAATAGTTTCATCATCGTAAGGTGGATTATATAATGTTATAGTCATATCTGGATTATCTACATAATCTATATGTTCTACTCTGAATGTTTTACTCATTATTTCTCCTTTACTATTGACATTACTTCATTTACACTCATTAGAATATAATCCTCACCATCAATTTTATGTTCTTGTTTCTGTGCATTTTTGTTATACAATATTGTATCACCTTCAGAAACTACAAGTGGAATCATTGTTCCAGTTGCAGAATACATACCGTCACTAGCTGCTACAACTTCACCCTCAATCAATGCACCATTTTGTGCAGTGTCTGGTAAAATTATACCACCTTCAGTAATATGGTCATCTTCTTTTGCCATTGGTTTTACAACGATTTTATCGTTTACTGGTTTTAACCTCATTTTAATATCCTCATTATTCTTATTATTAGAGACATAAAATTAATCTCTTTATCTACTACATTTACATCTTGAAATTGTGCTTCTGCAATATTCATAATACATTCAGCTTGTTTTCCCTTACCATAATTATCAACTTCATCATATAATAATCTATATATTTCTGAATAATCTGAAATAGAATTATCAGCAATTAGTTTTCTTATATCATTAAGTTTAGCATTACTTGATAACATTTCTAGCAATTGTAGTTTGTAATTATTCTGTATTACAGAAGTGGTATCAATCTTCAACTTACCATCAACGATTTGTCTTTGGGATGAATTGATAACTCTACGAATATCAGGATAACCTGCATTAACTATAAGCGCTATATCATCAAGTTCAAATGTACAATTCTCTTCATTTAAGATATTAACCATTTGTTGTGCAACCTCTTTCTTAGATGGTGGAACAACTTTATATGATTGACATCTTGATTGAATTGGGTCTATGATTCTTTCTACATAATTACAAGTTAGAATGAACCGACAATGTTTTGAAAATGTTTCCATTAGGTTTCTCAATGCAGCTTGTGCATTTGGTGTAAGATAATCACACTCGTCAAGTATGATAACTTTCAAGGATTTGAAACCAACAGATGAAGCAAATGTTTTTATTTTGTTTCTAACATCGTCAACTTTGTTCTCATCAGAAGCATTGATATACATATAATCACAATCAATATTGTTGACTACTATCTTAGCCAATGTTGTCTTACCAGTACCAGCTTTACCAAAAAGTAAAAGATGAGGTACATCTTCTGATTCAAGATATACCTTCACTTTTTCTTTAAGATGCTCGTTACCTACATAAGTTGATAAGTCCGTTGGACGATATTTTTCTACCCATAAAGAATGAGACATTAATCTACATCCTGCATAGCTACGATGTAATAAGTAGAATCATAATCATCAATTTTGAAATTCACTCTAGCCAATCCCTCAGTTGAAACTTCAAGAATAGCTGATGAACATTCACGATTAGCAACCAATACTTCTTTGAAAAGATTAGCATTGAATGTTATTGGTGTATCAACATCACAAGAAGTACACTCTACTGGAATGTTAACTCTATTTGTATTTGTTGAAGAATAACCAATCACAACTTCGCAACCCTCACCACTCTTCACAACAGAAAAAGTATCAACACCACTTAAAGCACCTTTACCTTTGATAAAAGTATCAATAAAACTTCTTTCAAGTTTGATTTTAGTTCCAAACTCTGGAAGTCTTTTCATTTGTGGTGGGTCTGATATAACTGATAAGTCACTTAAAACATAATCCACAGATGTAGTTCCGTGTTTTATTTTAAGTGAAACAGCTTTATCACCAAATTTTGTTAAGTCTAATGAAACATCATCACCTAACACATTTATCAAACTTTTTAATTGGTCGGTTTGATATACACCAATTTCAGCTTCATCAAATGGAAACTTATCAACTTTCACACTACCTAATAAAGATTTATCAGGAGTTACAAATGATGTTGATATTGAATCACCGCTTGCTTTCCATTTTACTGAATTTACATTTCCACCCAAATTATACTTTTGAATGAATTTATCTAACTTACTTTTTTGCATCTTACATTTCTCCTATGTTTAAGATTTATCGTTTAATAATATAATACTTTTTTGCCATATAAGTCAAGCTTTATTTAAAAGAATCTTTCCAATGTATTCGCTTTATCAACAGGCATATCCCATTTCAATGCTTCATAGAACATTCTAATCTTTTTCTCTAATGCTCTTGAGAACAATTTATCATAATCAACATTCTGTTTTATGAACTCCATAATCTTTGGTGGGTCATCATAACCTTTGAAACCAATTTGTTTGATATTCATTGTATTTGGTTTTAGATAAATCCACTTAATCTTTTCTGACGATTTGATTTGTTCAAAGTTATTCAATCCCCAATATCTCAACAAGTCATTATACACCCAAGCAGCTTTCACATGCACTGGTGTTCCCTTTTTCATAGTAGTGAATACGGCATCTTTTGGTGTTGGAGCTTTAAACTTCTTTAATTTCTTAACACCAGTTGGTAAAGAGATGTTTTGAATATCTGTGGTTTTCATTTCTTTTTTAAACTTCATTATCTTCTCATCAATCACATCTTTATCCACATCACCCAATATGTCTTTCAACACGCCAGTCATTAAATCTCTCATCGCTGGTGGGAATGAACTACGAACAATATCTAATCCTTTAACATCAAGTCTATCACAAGGTACTCCACCATCATTGATAATCTGTTGTCCATATCTTTTCTTTGTAACCCAAAATGCTGACTTAGCAACACACTCTTGTTTAATATCAAATCTATGCTCATCACAATTTAGAAACTTTTTAGCAAATAAATCATAAGATTCATTAATATAATCTTGAACTTCTTTTGCTGTTTCTAATATCTTCTCCGTCATAAACTTATCATCATTTAAGTCAGCATTTGGGAAATCTTTTTTAACTAATGGAATGGCTGAATAGAATACTGAATCTGTATCTGTGTAAATACAATAGTCTTCTTTATCACCAAGTTTATTATTATAATAACTATTAGCAATTTTCTCTGTGAATTTAATTAAGTCTTGGCCAGTAGTGGTTGTAGCCTCAGCATTATCAATATCATAAAATCTAAATACAGGTAATCCCAACACACCATAGAGTGAATTTAATACAATCTTTTGTACATGTTGTCTTCTTTTAAAATAACCATATTGGTCATCATTACCTTCATCTCCATGTTTCTTCATCAATCTTTTAAATTCAACTCTCTCATCAAACCACTTGGATAACAATGAAGGAATCAAACCTGTTTTATCATTACGATACAAAATACCATTTGAAGATATGGATACTTTGTTTGATTTAAACATACTAGCCAATTCTTCATTATTCATATGCCCTTGAGTTTTACCATTCTTCTCAAGTGAATAAGTTTTACTCGCACCTTTAATAAACTCCTCAGCATTCCAACCATTCACTTTACCAATCTTCATCTCAGGTGAAATATTCAAAGTCATAATTGTGGAAGGATACATAGAAGTTAAATCTAAGTCAAACACCCAATTATATTTACCTGCTTTAGGTTCTTTGACATAAGCACCCGTGAATTTATCATCACTACTCCGATTCATTTTCTCTCTTGCATCTAAATCTTTGTTTGGTGCGACAACCTCAATATTCTTTAAATAAACTAAAATAGCACCCTCTAAATATCTACTTGAATGATAAACATCTTCATAAGGAACTCTACCTACATGACATATACCACGAGCCAAATCAATGAACTTTAACTTATCATCAAGTTTCTTAACAATAATAACATCATTTAGATTGTATTCAATATACTTCTCAATATCTGTTTCGTATAAATCTTGTAATGTTCCCTCAAATTCTATCTTACCAAGATTAACCTCAAGTTGTCCAATGTAATCTAAACGATAAGATGATTGTTGTGTATAAGTGAATAATCTGTATAAATGTAGATAATCTAAACAAGAAACACCAGCAATCTTGTATTTCTTTTTATGTTCGGAATAATATACTTCACCGATTGGTGATAAACAATTAGCCATTTGTCTACCCATAACTCTATCGGTTCTATTATATAAATAAGGAATATCAAATCCATCAATGTTCCAACCACTTAGAATTGTTGGATTGATTTCAAGATATTTTTGATAAAACCTTTGTAGTAATTCTTCTTCTGATTGAAAGGATTCAACCACATCTGTATTTGGTACATCACCTAAAACAAAACAAGAATATTTATCCATTGTTTTATCATAAAGAGCGATAGCTGTAATCTTGTTCTCAGCTCTTTGTGGGTCTGGAAAACCATCCGTTACCTCACACTCAATATCAAAATAAACTTCACGATGTCCTACTGATGGCTCTTCTGATTCAGGATACATATCAACCAATGTTCTGGTTTCAATCGGTACATCTGATTCAAATACTCTACCATTCTGTAAATCATCACCAGTCCAAAAGTTAACTTTCTTGAGTTTGTCACCATATAAGGAACGATATGTTCCACTTTGTGATTTTAAGTACGCGTATGGTTTGTACTGAAACTTTTGATAACCTGTTTTATCATCCCAAAGATGAATTTCATTAGAAGTTTTACTTCTTTTAACATAAATGTTTTGATACAATTATAACCTCTTTTTATCTGTAACATAATATACAACACTTTTCGTATGTAAGTCAAGCTTTTTCTTTATGAACCGAATATTTTTTTCTTACCACCATCGTATTCGTAAGCATGTCCGTTTTCTTTCAGTAATTCATTTACCGAAGATTCGTGTCCTTTTACGAATAGTTCGCCGAGGACTCGTCCATATTTCCCAACTCCGTGAGATTTTAATAAGAATTTGCCCTCATCCGAATTTTCTAATAAATCTTTAACATAAGCTTTAGCTTCTAACCCTTTTTTCTTTTCTTCAAGATTACGAGTTCTACTTTCCCAAGTATCAACTCCCATAAATCTTATTCTTTTTTTAACCCAAGTATCAAAACCTAAGTCTATCATAGCATCTGCTGTATCACCATCTACGACTCTTACAAGTTTTGCTGAATAAATA